GAGTGCCTAAAGCAAATCCTCGAGAACGAGTTAGAGTCAATTCTGTAAACAGCCGTCTGTTCAACGTCTTCGAAGAAGTATTTATGGTGGTTGATCATACATGCAAATATACTATAAAAGATTTTGAGGGAGTTAGAGTCATTGAAGGTGGCACTGGGGAAATCGACAAAAAGAGAGACCCTAAACTTTCGCATTTAACAGATGGTATCGGATATTATATAAGTAAAGAATATCCTGTTCTGGAATGGGAGGCATCAAAGCAGAAGTATTGGAAGTAATTTATGAAAACTATAAAAAGAAAATGCAAATGTGGTTGTGGCAAGATAACTAAACCAGGAAACATATTTATTAATGGTCATAATAAATCTACTAGTAAACATGGTCTCTCAGGATGTAAGTTATATTGGGTGTGGGCAAGTATGAAAAAAAGATGCTGTGATTCAAATAATAAACAGTATCAGGATTATGGTGGTAGAGATATTCGAGTTTGTATTAGGTGGCAGAAGTCATTTAAGTCATTCTATAATTGGTGTATTAATAATGGATATAAGGAAGGACTTCAAATTGATAGAATAAATAATGATGAAGGGTATACTCTAGATAATTGTAGATTTACTACCCCCTTAAAAAATACATTAAATAGAAGGATGAATAAAAATAACAAATCTGGATTTATTGGGGTTAGTTTTCAGAAATCAAGAAATAAATATGTATCTTTTATTGGAAGTCAAAACCGAAAACATATAGGCTCTTTTAATACAGCTAAAGAAGCATCAATAGCTAGGGACTCCTATATTCTAGAAAATGGATTAGATGAGTTATATCAGATTGGGAAGTAAACAAACAAAAATTCTGGAAATAGGAGGTAGTAATTATGGCAGCAGGAAAAAGATCATCAGCAGCAAGGAAAACTGCAGGTATCAAAGGTAAAAGAATCACTGCAAAACAAAGGGTAGCAAGGGTTAAGAATATTGCTGTTGCTAGAAGTCATAAGAAAAAAAGGAAAAGTGGTGGATTAACTTTAGCTCAGTATAGAAAAAACCAAGCTAATGAAATGAACAACCTTATAAAAACAATAAAGGAAATAAAATCTGGTTCAAAAGCTAGAGTTTCAACTAAGGCAGAAATTACGGCTAAACGAAAAAAAAGAAAACAATGGCTTAAAAGTATAGGTAATAAAGTTCAAACCAAAGAGGATATTTTAAGAATGATGAGGAAATTTGGTCGCTAGTGAAAGTTAACTAATGACTACAAGGAGGTAGTAATTAGGGCAGCGCCAGTGGATGACTGTCGCCATATAGCGGATGAAGATGAGAAACGGCTGCCCTTTTTTAAGGCATAAATAATGAGTTATCTCAGATATAAAAATACAACAGAGATAATGACTAAATGCGTTTGTCCGAAGTGCAGAAGAACTCATAAGACAAAGTTATTCTGGACTGGTAATGGCACTCCAAGGATTTTTTGTCATGACTGCAGGTTTCATACGATAGTAAGTGAATTTTATTATGAAGAACCACATATAATGAATATATCATCGGTAGGTGCATCAGAATGAATAATCATCACCATGTAGATAAGTCTTGGGGTAGTGAATTGTGGTTTGCCAACAATGACTTATACTGTGGCAAGGAGCTGTTAGCATATAAGAACCGCACTTCTTCTGATGGTAAGTTCCACTACCATAAAATTAAAGACGAGACATTCTACATAATGTCTGGAATGCTCTTTTTAGAACATTATAATCATGATTGTGAAACAGAAAAACAAAATAAAGTAGAGTCAACCATTCTTGCAAAAGGTGACTCATTTCGAGTGCCACGACTAATGCGGCATCGGTTTACTGCAATGCACAGGGATTGCAGATTTATCGAAGTATCAACTCATCATGAAGACAGTGATAGTTACTATGAATGATGATATTTATATAGTCAATGCTATTGATCCAGAATCGTTTATTGAATGCATATGCAATAATGAAGGTGAACAAATACTGAAAGGAGTTATCATGAATGAATTAACAAAGGACTTGCAAAGGTATTTTCACACTATGGCAAAACGCCCGATCCACAAGTGGAGTAATTACTTTAATGTCTATGAAGCTCATCTGGAAAGATTTCGTGGCACTAAAGTAAATCTTCTTGAAATAGGCATTGATGGTGGTGGATCGCTTCAGATGTGGAAATGGTATTTTGGACAGAAGGCAAAAATCTATGGCATAGACATTGATGCGAGCAAACTTTTCGATGAAGCCAAGATAAAAACATTTCAGTGTGATCAGGCCGATAGCGCCCAACTGGAAGAAGTCATCAGTCGTATGCCTACACTGGATATAGTCATTGACGATGGTGGTCATACAATGGAACAGCAGATATCGGCCTTTGAAGTCATTTATCCCGCAATGAGCAGTGATGGGATTTATATCTGTGAGGATACGCATACTTCTTTTATGGAAGAGTATGGTGGTGGTGCAAAATCGAAAAGGACATTCATGGCTGTCATCAAGAAGTACATCGACCAATTAAGTGCAAATCATAGCAGGGAACAGGTGCCGATGACTGATTTCACTGCATCCACGGACAGTATGCATTTCTATAATTCTATGGTAGTTATTGAAAAAGGAATTCAAGAATTGCCTGTGAAATTGTCGGCAAGAATTAAGGAGGAAAATAAGGAATAAAATGGGATCACGGTTTGTACAGATTCAAAATCCAAGAAGTAAATGTTATCTGCTGATTGATAGGACTCTTGGAATTATTGTTGCTTATAGTAATCCAGACAGACCTTTTCATAGAATAGAAATTATTTCATTATGAAAGTTCATGTAACTAATCCAGCATCAGCAACAGAAATACGGAAGACATTAGGGATAAGCAATACTGATATGGATATAGTTAAAAAGGAGATTGACAAAATGATAACTAATCCAAGGTTTACTGCAAATCCTTTATGTGAGTTAAATTTAACAGAAGAACAAATTGATAACTCGCTTTTCCAACAGGTTATGAGCAAGTTTAGGCCGGACAAGTTCTCTCTATATAAAGAACTTGATACCTTTACTCCTCGTACCCAATTGGAAAAGCTGGTTATAGCTAATTTGAAAAAACATAAAGTGCCGACACCAAAAAAGATAGTAAAGTCAATTGGTCGGCAAATCACTGATGCTAAAAAATATTTAACAGAGGAGAAATAAAAATGGCTAAAGACAATAACATTTGTCCGTACATTACTGGTGGAAAGTTTGCTTCTTATGATGAAAAACTTGATAAGGATGACAAGAAGGTCGCTGCGTCTCAATCACCATCAAGTGTTGACTGCCGTGGGGAACGATGTGAGTTGTGGGATCATACAAGAAGTATGTGTTCTTTCCGAGCGCACAATGAAGCCGCAGCAAATTATTACGAATCACTATGACTTAACAGAATTTAATGTTTTTGAAAAAATTTAAATTTTAACAGGGAGGCAATGTTATGGGAGAAACTGTAACACTTTACGCTGAACATTCAACTAAAGGGAAGATAGCATTAAAAGTTGATGGGAGTATGGTTGGTCTTGCAGTCATTGATTTTGAAGACTATATGGCCCATGCAGGAAAAGGTTTTTTCCTAAATAGAGGTGAAACCCTGGCGAACTTGGCAGAACTTGATTTTCATATCGTTACGCCTTTGACTGTAGACATTTATATGACTATCTATGCTTCATCAACAGATGTTGCGACTTTAAAGGTATGGGAAGGAACCACTAAAACATATGCAGTTGGAAACATAATGGCTCCGAAGAATAAGAAAAGAAATAGTGCAAATGCTTCTGATCTTATTACAGCCTGTCATACTGCTGGTGGTACTCAAACTGGAACACCAATGATCCAGACAGCCGGAGCACAGATTATTCAAGGGTCTCCGGTAGTCAAAAAGTTATTATTAAAAGCAGACACTGCTTATTTGATTGAAATTGTAAGTGGTGCCAATGATAATATTTGCACACTTACACTTGATTGGAGTGAAGATATTGATTATGTGGAAGGTTCAGAATCAAGTGAATCAAGTGATTCAAGTACATCTTCAACTTCAACGAGTTCAGAATCAAGTGATTCAAGTACATCTTCAACGAGTTCAGAATCAAGTGATTCAAGTACATCTTCAACTTCAACGAGTTCAGAATCAAGTGAGTCAAGCGATAGTTCAGAATCTAGTGAGTCAACTTAATGTGGGATTTAATTTGGAATTCTAATTGGACAGGATGGGCAATACTGATGGTAGTGATTCTTTTCATTGCCTGGAAATGCAGAAAGGATATGGAAGTGCATTCATCTGAACTTGAGAAACATACGCTTGCAGTAATTCATTGTGGTGGTTGCGGTAAACCCTTAACAGTGCCGGTTCCTTTTAAAGGAATAAATCTTTGTAGTGATTGTAAATATAATCAAATAACATTAGCAGGTGAAGAGTCATGTGGGGAAAAATAACTGCAGTCATTCTTTTTGTTAGTGCGATCATTGGTAGTGTCTGGTTGCTTGAAGACAGGAACGAAACCAAGTTTGCCAGAGCAAGTGATTTATTATCAACCAAAGTACTTCTTGCAGATAGTCTAAAGCAAGTGAATACTAATATACACAAAACTAATGTGAGAATTGACTATCATACATTGCAAGATCGGGCTACATATATTAAAAGAGAAATGCAAGAAATTAGGGTTGATTGCAAAACTAACGAACCATATAAAATGCATGAGGATGCAAGGAAGAGATATAATTATTTTCAGATTCAGTTGGATCAAATTAATTTAGAAATGCAGTCATTAGGAAAGAAGTAATATTTAAAAAGTAGGAGAAAAAAATAATGGGTAAATTAGAACCAGGTTCAGAACTAACAGTAGCTGATCTTAAGGAAGTACATGAGTTGTATGAATATAATCAAAATGAGTGGCTATTTCTTATGGCTTCATATGAAGGCACTAAAGAATTAATCGAACATGGTTATATGAAGCAAAACGAAAGAGAGAGTACTCATAACTGGGAACGTAGGAAAGCTGAGGCTACTGGATTTGACTATAGTAAAAGTATTGTTGACCTGTTTAACTTCTACCTGTTTAAAAAACCAGTCAAACGTGATTTAGGTAAATTGAAGACTGATACACAGTGGCAAGCATTTCATAAAGATTGTAATTTATTCAATGATGGATTTGATGACTTCTTAACTGAACAGGGAAGATATTCGTCGATTGAAGGCCATGTAGGTATTATGGTGGACAAGCCAAATAAGAATTACGATAGTATTCAAGAAGAGATTGATGCCAATATCTACCCTTACTTAGCGGCATACTTTCCTACATCAATTTTAGATTGGGAATATGAGAGAGACGAAAATAATAGACCTCATCTTGAATACCTTAAATTGCTTGATGATGATGGGAAGTACAGATTGTGGTGGCGTGGAGTATGGGAAATATGGGAACTGCCGACAGCAGAGATATCTACTGATGTTACTGTAAGTGGTCAGATTACACAAGAAACAAAAGCAGTACAAGTAGATGATGGAATATATGAATTAGAAGAAATACCTTTTATATGGTTGATAAATATAAAAAGTAAAAACAGACCTATCGGAATGAGTGATATTCATGAGGTCGCTCGTCTTGATGTAAGTATTTTAAACAACGTAAGTCAAGGCGAGGAGATCATTACCTATGCAGCTTTCCCAATGATGCGAAAACCGTATAAGGAGTCAAAGCCGGGTGCAGTTAGTGCTCCAGGAAATGATGACGTATCAGTACAAGTAATACTTGAATTTGATCCTGAAAATCCTGATTCAAAACCAGATTGGTTAGAGGCAAGAGTACAAGAACCAGTTAATGCACTTCTAGAATGGATAGCTCGTAAGGTTGAGGAGATTTATCGGGTAGTCAATGCTGGTGGAATGGCTTCAACAGAAATAAGCACTGATGCGAAATCGGGTCTGGCATTAAAAACTGAATTTCAATTACTCAATAGTGCACTTGTACGAAAAGCAAAGAACTTGGAAAAAGCAGAGAAACAAATTATTCGATATTGGTTAATGTGGCAGAAAAAAGAAGAACTATATGAAAAGATTACAATCGAACGAGAAAGAACTTATGATGTTGAAGACCTGGCAGGTGACCTAGAAAACATATTAACTGCAGGCCTTATAGTGAAGTCAAGAAAATTTAATGATAGAATGCAAAAGAATGTAATCAGGGCAATGCTTCCAGCGGCAGAGGATGACGAATTAAAAGAAATGGATGATGAAATTGATAACTATGAAGAAATTTCAGAATTCAATCCTGATGAAGAATTTATATCAGATGATGAATATGTTGAAGACGATAATCAGATAGATAATACGAAGAAGAAGTAATGACAAAAATTAATGAATTCATAGAAGGCGCAGCAAGTGATACTAAATTTCTTGCTTCCCTTGCATCAAATCATGAAGCCCGATTGCTAGGTAGTATTCAGACCTTGCGTGAAAATATTATAGGCATGGTGAACAAACTAGATTCATCTTCTGCTGGAAAGTTAGAAGGAGTAAAGGTTAATTTAAAACAGGCACAAAAAATTCACAAGCAAATGGTCGGCCAGTTTGAAAAAGACTATAACAAGAAAGTAAATAAAATGCTTGGGGATTTTTCACAGGTAGACAAAGTTATTACTAGAAGATATAAGGCACTAAATGAATCAATTGAATTCACCGGAATTGATAAAGTGATGACGGATTCATTGAAGTTATCTACATATGGTCGATATGTGCAATTCGGTGAACAGGCTCGAAACAGTATAGCCTCAGCAATGTATAACTCAGTTGCTGGTGGTGCTAAAATGTCTACATTAGTTAATACTATCAAAGGAATCCTTACAGGTCATAAGGATGCAAAGGGCAGACCTATGACTATGTATGCAAAAGGATTTGCCCAGGATGCAGTTATGAATTATCATAATCAAGTCAATACTAAAAAAGGTGAGGATGCTGGAATGACTCACTTCTTGTATTATGGTGATATCATCGGAACGTCTAGACAATTTTGTATTACTCGAGTAGGTAAAGTATATAATAAACGTCAGATTCTGGCATGGGATAGTTTGAGTTGGCAAGGCAAAGCAGGCCCAGCGTTTTCAGATCGTGGCGGATATAACTGCAGACATCATTGGCGACCAGTTAGAAAAGAATGGCTTCAAAATGAAGATAAAGAACAAATATCAAGGAATGAGATATTGGGCGAAATGGCAGTACCTAACAATGTTAAAGCTAGAAATCTTTCTAGTAAAATTGATACAAAAATGGGATTGCTTGAAAAGCTTGAAGATAAAGAAGCACTTCTTAAAGAAAAGATGTTAGCGACACCGGCTGCTAAGAAAGAATCATTTGAAGCATTGCTTTTAAATACACAAGAAAAAGTGGCGTTAAAAAAGGAGATAAAAAATTTAAGGGAAAGGTTGGCAAAACTTGGTGGAACAGTTAAACCGAAATTGCCGCCTGTAGTTAAACCTAAGATAAAACCACCTGTAGCAAAAGCACCGCCTGTAGTTAAACCCAAACCATTACCACCTGGCACTGTACCGAAACTAGATAAAGAAACTAAGGCATTTGTTGGCAAGGTAAAGTACTATGTTAAAGGTGGGAAGAAGGTGGGTCAAAATTCCAAGATGTTTAAATATTGGGAGTCGATGGAAGACTCAAATAAACAATATTTTCTTGACTTATGGGAAAGTCAAGGAATAGATATAACTGCTTATAAACATTTATTTCCAGCAGGCAAAGTACCATTACCAGTACCTAAACCGAAAGTGCCTAAACCAAAAAAACCACCTGTTGTAGTCAAACCACCTGTAGTCAAACCAAAAGTGCCGAAGATTGGTGGTGGAACAGCAAAACTAATTGAAGATACTTATATAGAAATTGATAATCAGATTGCTTATCTGGAAGAACTTATTGAATTGACACCTGGAGCAAAAACCCAAGGGTTTGAAGAACTTGTTGCTCATTTGCAGCAGCGATTACTTGTAGTAGATGATATAAATAGATTAAATCAAAAACTTCTTGCTATGGGTGCTAAACCTAGGGTATTGCCAAAGGGCATAGAAAAAATACAGAAGAAAATAATTGAAAAAGCGAAGGAAGTAAAGATAATTGACTTCCCTGTTGAAAAAACATATGAGCAAAGAAAAGTAGCACTTCTTGAAAAGTTAGAAAAACAGGGAATTATAAGAATAGCTGATGGTAGTTATGACTATGATAAATTTACTATAGAGCATTGGGTAGACAATATACTTCAACCACTATCTGATGACTTAGATAAAATGTTTGAATTGAATCCGCATCTGGCAGATGCAATGAATACCGCGCCAGTCAAAGGACTTGACTTCTTAAGGGGATGGAATCTAGAAAAAGTTGGGCATAGTAATGCTGATGGGGTTTACTATAGTGGGTGGAGACAAGAAATAGCCGTGGCTTCTCGGGCTTCTGGATCAATGTTAGAACCGGATCATGCATTGCAAATTGGGAAGAGAAGAATTTTAAAAGATGGAAGTGATATGCTTGTGGATGGGGCAGCATGGAATGTCTCGTCTGAATCGGGAACTGCAGCATCTGTGTGGCGGCATGAGCTAGGCCATCATGTTCATATAAGTCAACTTAACTACAACCCAATATGGGATGACTTACGTCTAAACCAATCTTGGGATGATATATGGAATCAAAAAGGGCCTTCGTGGTTTAGAAAAAATGTTACGGAGTATGCAGCAACAAATGCAAAAGAAGCATTCGCAGAAACTTTTGCTGGATATTATAGTCCACTTTATAAAAGAGGTTTACTACCAAATATTTTAGAAGAATTTATGGATGCATTAAGTACTGGTATCTACAAAGGATATAATGCAGTAACTTTTGCAAATACAGTTGAATCAGGTGCTTCAATTATGGCAAAGAAGATGTCTGCAAGTGAAGTAGAAAAAATATTTAAAAAGGTTGAAAAACGACCAGTTAATATATTAGCAAGTAAAACAAAGCCATTAACTAAATCTAAACTAACTAAGGATAATAGTTATACTCGTAATAAAAAAGGTAAGTGGTTTCTTAAAGGCAAGCCAGTATCTGCTGCCATAGAAAAGAAGATAAAGAAAATAGCTGTACCTCCAGCGTGGACTGATGTTCTAGTGTCTACAGATTTTAAAGCTGAAACGCTTGCTGTTGGAAGGGATGCAGTCAATAAATTGCAGTATAGATTTTCAAAAAAGCATGTAACTACATCAGCGAAGAAAAAATATGTGCGAACTAAAAATTTCAAAAAAGATATGCCAGGAATAAGGAGAAAAATAGAAGCTGGTATTAAGAAAGGTGATCCAAGGGCATTTGTACTCGAACTAGAAAATAAAACTGCTATCAGAATTGGAACTGATAGAGATATGCAGGCAAAAGTAAAGGCATATGGTTTAACTACACTGCAAAATGAGCATGTAGTCATTAAGGGAAATAAAATTATACTTGACTTCACTGCAAAGAAAGGAACTCACGGTCATTATGAATTAGTGGATGAAAGGTTGGCTAAATTCTTAAGGGCAAGAAAAGCACAAACAGTAAAGGGACAGAAATTATTTCCTGATGTTACTGCTAATAAGTTAAATGCTTATCTTAAAGAACTTGCTAGTGGCAAGAAGTATACTATCAAGGATTTTAGAACATATCACGCGACAAGAATAGCCTTGGATGAGTTAGAAGGATATGCTGGTCAAATATTAACTGCAAAAGAAAAGAAGGCTATAGTTAAAGATGTATCAGAAATAGTAAGTAGATTTCTTTCTAATACGCCTGCAATGGCAAAGAATTCATATATTGATCCGATGGTCTGGGAAACAATTGGAGGTCTATAATGACTTATATGGATAAAGCGAGTGAAGACAATTTTAATGCATGGCTTGATTCCATTGATCTTGTTGATGAAGAAGGTGTAGTGATTGACTACGAGTTAGAATTTGAAGATGATGATTCAACTGATCCTGAAGGGGATCGAGGATAAGGAGGAAATAAAATGAATATGATTGCTCCAAATTGCTTCCAAAGGAAATGCAAACATTTCCTTGGAATTTATTCACCGGATGAAGAATCAGAATTAGGGCAAGTTCCTAACTGCGCTGCTTTTCCTAAAGGTATTCCAGACAAAATTGCTTATGGTAGTGATAAACATTTAGTGAAGTATCCTGGGCAGAAAAACGATATAGTATATGAAAAATTTATAGAACCGGATGAACAGTAATGGGAAAAGACAACATTGTAAAATTTCGAGGAATGACTATGCTGGATATCGAACCTGATGAAGTGATTAACGGTGCTCTGGATGCAAGTTTGGAATCAGCGGTAGTCCTTGGTTATGGCAAAGACGGTGGCCTGTATTTCGCTACAAGTATTGGCGATGAAGCCCACGTCTTACTCTTATTAGAAAAATCGAAGCGAGTATTACTTGATATGGTGGAGGATGACTAATGACTTATATACCGAAGTATTTTAAAATAGAAGAAGTTATGCCTCCTGACCTTTGTGATCCTAGCGATCCCAATCAATGGTTCTTTTTTGATGATAGAATTTTAATTACTGGTGATAGATTGAGAGAACACTATGGGCCTATGGTTTGCAATACGTGGTGGCATGGTGGATCTCATTCTTTGCGTGGTTATCGTTCTTGGGCTACCAAGGTGGGTAGTCAATACAGTCAACATAAATTTGGTCGGGCATTGGATTTAATTCCAACAGTAGCCGAAGTAGAAGACATACGCCAAGATATCATTGCAAACCCTACAAGGGAAATGTTTGAATACATTATGGCGATTGAAACTGGCGTACCTTGGCTTCACATTGACTGCAGGAATTATTCAAAAGCTCGAAATGGTTTACTTCTGTTTGGTAAGCCTGACAGGTAAAGGGACTCGGATGAGTCAAACTAGTTATCTTTAAACGCACCGGACGGTGCAAGGAGAAGTAAAATGGCAGAGAAAACTTGGTTATTAAAAATTGATGAGGAATCTAAATCACCGTCATTTCAACAACCAGAAAAAGAAGGAGATTTAGCCAGACCGATTTACATTTCACCCGAAGGTAAAGAGGTAGCCCTTGATCCAGTAGGCATGTATGGAAAGATATTGGAAATGGGCAAAACAGAAAAAGAACTTCGAGGGAATCACAAAAGACTCGAAGGACAACTTCAACTCTTCGCCGACATTGAAGATGTTGTTACTTGGAAAGAAGAAGCTGATAAAGCTTTGGTTACAGTAGCAAATTTCAATGATAAGGACTGGATGAAAGCGGAAAAAGTAGAGAAATTGAAAGAGGATATGAAAGGTGCTCACGACAAAAAAATTAGGGAAGTGCAAGAAAGTTTTTCTCTTAAGGAGACTGACTTCACAAGCACTATCACTAAGAAAGATGGGCAAATTCGTGAACTGATGGTAAGTAATAAGTTTGCGACGCATCCACTTTTTTCTGGCAGAGATCCTAAAACTAGTTTACCACCTGAAATTGCAGAGACGTATTTTGGCAAAAATTTCAAAGTAGAAGAAGACGATAATGGGAAATTAATACTGAGATCATATTATGATAGTGCTGGTAATGATCCGGTTTACTCTCATGAAAGTCCAGGAGAACTTGCTGATTTTACCGAAGCAATGTTTTCAATCTTCGAAAAGTATCCAGGAAGTAAATCACTTATGAAGTCAAGTGGTTCTGGTACTGGTGGAACTGGCGGCACTGGTGCTGATGGTGAGAAGGAGGACGAAATCACCAAACTTGAAAAACAATATGCCGCTGCTGTAGAAGCAAGAAATGTTCAATTGCAAATTGCTTTGAAGAACAAGATCCACAATTTAAGGCAAAAGCAAAAAGCAGCAGCATAGTAAACCATTTATAAGGAGAAATAAAAAATGGCTAATGCAAATGCTGTAGCAACAACTTGGAATTGCCCTAACTACACTGGTGAACTTTACCTCATTGGGGCGAATCAAACTCCTTTCCTGAATATGATTGGTGGGCTTCAGGGAGGGGCAATTAAAACCGCTGCCGATTTTCAGTTTCCACTTGCTCAACCCTGGGCGCTTGAAGCAGCGGCGCAACCTGCGGTAACTGAGACGACTTCATTGACTGCTCCGAATCCGTGGACATATGTACGTTCACAGGATGTTAATACGGTGCAGATTTTTCATCGTGCAGTCACTATCAGTTATGCGAAGCAATCGGTAATGGGTCAGGTGACTGGTGATGCAACTACGAAACTTGTAGACATTACTGGAAGTCAACCTGTGCAGAATGAGAAGGATTTCCAAATTTCTGCACACATGCGTCAGATTGCAGTCAACACGGAGTATACTTTCCTGAATGGTGCATACCAGCAAGCCACCAATGCTGGCGTGGCCGCAAAGTGTCGTGGAATTATTACTGCAGCAACAACCAACACTGTTGCTGGAGGTGCCGCTGCATTGAGCAAGGGAATGATTGATCAATTACTTCGGACAATGGCTGCAAATGGTGCTGAGTTCATCAATCCGGTTATTCTGTGTAATGCTTTTCAAAAGCAGAAGTTGAGTGATATTTACGGATATGCTCCCCAGGACAGAAATGTTGGTGGTTACAACATTAACCAAATCGAAACTGATTTTGCAGTACTTGGTGTGGTCTGGGCGCCGCATGTTCCCACTTCAACTTTGCTCATCGCTGACCTTTCCGTTTGCGCTCCGGTCTTTTTGCCGGTGCCGGAAAAGGGAGTACTCTTCTATGAAGAACTCTCCAAGACGGGTGCTGCTGAAAAGGGTCAGATTTACGGCCAGTTGGGTCTTGACTACGGTCCCGAAGAATATCACGGAACCATTACTGGTCTGGCAACGTCATAGGCAATTCCTCACTGGTAATGCTTCTTGTATTCGTAACCTTTGATCTGCTTGTTGTTTATCTTTTTCTAATTGACTTATTCTTCC